GAGGATGCCTCCTTTGAGAGTTTGATCAGCGGACGAGGATGCCCGCCGCCAGAAGGGCGGCATGGGCGGCGGCGATCTCGGGAGCGCCGAGGCTTCCGGCAAAGACGAGATCGTTGCGGTTGACGATGGCGGGGCCGCGGATCAGGGCCACGGCGGGCACATCGCCGCCCGTGGCGTCGGCCTTGCCCCAGAGCACGGCGGCGGCGGTCTCGGTGCCGTCGACGGCGACGGGATCGTGCGCGGCGTATTTGCCGGATGCAGTAATCCTGCCCAGCACGGTGCCGGGGTCGAGCGCGCCGGAGGCGACGGTGATGGGCTCGCGGGTGTAATCGCGAAGCGCCTCCCAGACGAGGAAGCCGCCGGGGTGGGTGGTCTCGGTGAGCGTGGTCACGGGGTTATCCTTTCAGCTTGAAGGTGCGGGCGACGATCTCGCCCCATGGGCGGGTGTTCAAATGGCGGCCGGGTTGTGCATGATGCGCTGCAATTTGGGGCTCGGCCTCGGACCTCAAAGCCAGGAGTGCGGCGCGGACCTCGGCGAGGCCCGCGTCGGTTTCCAGAAAGCGCCCGGCCATTTGCGGCTGCCCGGCAAGGCGGCAGAGATCGACGACGGCGCGAGCATGCGCCATGGCCTCGGCCCGGATCGCTGCGGGATCGGGTGGCGCCGGGTCGGGTGGCGCGCGAGGCGGCGGCGGGGGCATTTTGTCGGACACGACACGCCCCTCGGTATCGTCGGAGCGATCATCGGCGCTGGCCTCGCCCGCCATCTCTTGCGGCCCGACAGGGCTTGCAGCGACATCGCCGTCGGAACCGTTCTCCTCCGGAACGGTTTCCGTGTCGTCCTGGCCTTCGGCATCCACAGTCTCAAGCAGCGCGGGTGGCGCGTTGCGGAAGCGGCCGATGTCGAAGCTGGCGGCGATGCGCACCGGCTCGACCAGCCGGTCGGCGAAGCCGAGCGCCAGCGCCTCGGTCGCATCGAGCCAGGTCTCGGCGGCCATCAGCGCCGCGATCTCGTCGGCCGGGCGGCCGGATTTCGCCGCATAGCCGACGGCGAGGCTGTCACCCACCTTGTCCAGCGCCTCGGCCATGGCGCGCATGTCGGCGGCCGTGCCCATGACCACCCCGGCCGGATCATGGATCATCAGGAAGGCGTTTTCCGGCATGACGATTTCGTCGCCCGCCATCGCGACGTAAGAGGCGGCCGAGGCCGCGATGCCATCGATCCAGACGGTGACCGGCCCCTCGTGGCGCTTGATCGCGTTGTAGATCGCCACCGCATCGAAGACCGAACCGCCGGGGCTGTTCAGCCGCAGATCGATGGGCGTGCCCTCTGGCAGCGCGCCAAGTTCGGCCAGGAACCCCTTGGCCGATACGCCATGCGCACCGATTTCGTCATAGATCGCCACTTCCGCGCCGGTGGCCCGGGCGCGGATCGCATACCAGCTGGCCATGCTTTCACTCCTGTTCAGATGTACTGTCGGTGCCCGGGCCAGCGCCGCTGCCTGCGTCGCCGCCAGCATCCGGCACCTGCGCCGGTGTGGCCCGCGCGCCCTGCGTCTCGCCGGGGCTGGTGCGGTAACGCAGACCCAGTGCCGCCACGCGGGCCGCGTCGGTCGCGTTCTCGCGGTCGATTTCCTCGACATCGTAGCCCGTGGCCTCGACAACCTTGCGCCGCGAGATGATCCCGGCCTCCATCGCCAGCACCTGCGCCTGGATGTCCTTCAGCGGATCGACCCAGTCCCAGCGCGGCGGGATCCAGTTCACCGGGCGGTAGCGCGCCGGATTGCCCGTGAACCCCGGCAGATCGAGCGCACCCGACAGGGCCGCCGTTTCCAGCCACCGCGCCCAGACGGGTCGGCAGAGCTGATGCGCGATCACGCCATGCTGCAACTGTTCGACGCGGCGGCGGAACTCCACGAGTTCGGCCCGCAGGCTGGAATAGTTGGCCTGCCGCACATCGCCGGTCACCAGATGATAGGGCAGCCCCAGCGAGGCCGAGACCGACAGCAGCGTCCGGTACTGGAACGCCTCATAGCCGCCACCCACATCGGCGGGGCTGGAGAACTTGACGTCTTCACCCGGCAGCAGCACCTGCAAAGTGCCGGGTTCCAGACTGACAGTGGCACCATTGTCGTCGGTCGCCTCGATCTCGCCCATGAGCTGCTCTTCTGGTGCTGTCTTGGTGATGAAGCCTGCGAACATCGCCGCCGTCTTCTTCCGGTCGAGTTCGGCATCGTCATACTGGTCGAGCAGGAACAGCCGCACCATGGCGGGCGCCACATGTGGCAGGCCTCGGATTTGCCCTGCGTCGATGGGGCGGTAGATGTGCAGCACATCCTGGGCCGGAACCCGCACGGTTTCGGTCGCGGTCATACCCTGATCGGTGCTGTCGCCGGGATGGCGGCGGCGGAAGTGATAGGCCACGCGCCGCCCGATGGCATCGAACTCGATGCCACAGCGGATGCGGTTGCCATTGGCGGCGGTCTCCGTTTTATCGAACGGCAGCATCTCCGACTGCAGCAATTGCAGCTGGATCGGCACCAGCAGACCATCCTCGGCCCGACGTGGACGCAGCCGGACGAAGCATTCACCGGCGACGAACATCTCGCGCGCCACCATCGCTTGGAGGCCGTAGAAATCGGTCAGCCCGTCGGCATCGGCCTCATCGGTCCAGGCGAGCCAGAGCCGCTGCACCAGGTCGCGTAAGTTCGGATCCTCGATCAGCGACGAAGGCTTGATCCCGTCTCCCACCAAGTTCGACGCAAAGGCCTCGCAGGCATTGGCCGCATAGCCGTTGGTCACCACCAGTTCGCGCGACCGCGCCAGCAGACGCGGCCCGCCCGATGCAACCAGCGAGTTGATGTTCTCCAAAGGCGGCAGCCAGCCCCGCAACCGGCGCTGCGACATCGCCCCCTCCAGCCTGGCACGAACAGCGACAGGGCCGCCGGTCCCCCGGCGGCGAAAGGCATCGAGCCAGCCCATGCGTTACAGCCCCTTGGTGGTGATCACGCGCACATGCCGAATGATCTTGCGCCCCTCAGCTGTGGCGATCTCGCGGTCCAGCACTTCGATGGCGCGGTCGATCTCGGCGATACTGCGGTAATCCACCGTCTTGCCGTCATAACTCACTCGCGCCACACCGCTGGACCGCGACGCCGCAAGGGCCTCGCGGCGGGTTTTCAGCTCTGCGATTGTGGGCACGGCGCACACCTTTCATGTGTCATTGACTTATGTGTCATTGGCATATATATGAGCCCATGACCATCGTGACCGTTGTCGAGACAGCCGAGTTCCAGCGCCGCGCTCGCTCTATCATGAGTGATGCAGAGCGGCTGGAGCTGATCGATTTTGTCGCCCGTAACCCAACCACAGGCGTGGCGATCGGTGGCGGGGTGCGGAAGTTCCGCTTCGCGCGCGACGGCGGCGGCAAAAGCGGTGGCTATCGGGTGATCCACTTCTTCAGCCCCGACGACGGAACGCCGGTATTTCTGATTACGGTCTTCGCCAAGAACGAGAAGGCCAACCTGACCAAAACCGAGACCGGGGCGGTCAAGACCCTCGGCGAGGTCTTGGCCGCAACCTACAGGAGCAAGCGATGACCGAAGCCTTCAAGAGCATCGAACAAGGCCTGAAGGAGGCCCTTGCCCACGCGCGCGGCGAGACCACAGGCATCATCCACGAGATCGACATTCCCGATCCGGACGTCCAGGCAATCCGGGCGCAGACCGGGTTGTCGCAGGCGGATTTTGCCCGCAGCATCGGCGTGAAGAAAGCCACACTCCTCAATTGGGAGCACCGCAGACGCAACCCCGAAGGCCCCGCCCGGGTGCTGTTGGCCCTGATCGCCGCCGATCCGAAGATCGTCCAGCGCACGCTGGCAGGCTGATCTGCGGCCGCACAAGCATGACCGGGTTCGTCTATGTCCTCGGCTGCGACGCCCCGGGCGGCTATCGCACCTATGTCGGCTGGACACTCGATCTCGAACGACGCCTGACACAGCACAATTCCGGCACCGGTGCGAAGTCGACACGCGGCCGGGTCTGGTGCCTTATCTATGCCGAGCGCCTGTCCTCGCGGAAGGAGGCGATGAGCCGCGAATGGTATCTGAAGCGAGACCGCCCGTTACGCAGACAGTTGGCGCTTTCGGCGCAGGGCCAAGCCTTCTGATCACCGCATGTAATTCGACGCCACCGACCTGCGCCGCGCCGGACTGCGCACCGCACGAATGGAACCGGCTGCGGCCTTGTCTTGACCCCCATCGTCCTTGCCATCCCCCGCCACCTGCGCCTCGAGATCGACCCAACGCGCCTCAGACCAGCGGTCTGCTCCGACGATCCAGGCGGCGGCGCGGGCGTAGACGCGGCAGTCCAGCGCCTCGTTGCGCTCGCGCAGTTTCTGCCATTCGAGCCGGGCAAAGCCGCGCTTGGTCCGCACAGTGACCAGTTCTTCGGCCACCAGCTGCTTCAGCCATTCGCTTTCCACCCAGTCGGGCAGATGCACGGTGCCGGGCGGATGCTGCACCCCCTCGGTCAGCTCTTCCTTCGTCGGGCGTGGCAGACCGAGATGACGGTATGTTTCCGCCTTGAAGGTGGACACCGCCACCGTCCACAGCCGCGCGCCCCGGCGCAGGCGTTTGCCCGCGTCGGTCACATCGACATAGGTCGGGCCCGACACCGGGCTTGAGCGGTTGAACCCTTCGACGCCCTTGACCGGTGCGACCTGCGCCACGCCTTGTCGCCGCGACCAGGCATAAACCGCCGGAGCCTCATAGCCGGTGTCGATGGCAAGTTTCGCCAGCCGCAGATGCGCGCCGTTCTGATGGGTCCATGTCCGGTCCAGAAGCTTTGTCAGTTCCGCCCATGCGCCCTGATGATCAGGGCCGCCGTCGATGACGATGTGATCGACCAACCAGCTGGTTCCGCCCCGGCCCCAGGCCCAGACATCAACCTCTATCCGGTCTTTTTGCACATCGGCCCCGGCGGTCAGGAACAACCCGCCCGCAGGCACCGTTCCCGGCTTCCACGCCTCGCGGCGATCATAGAGCCGCGACCAATCCGGCGCTTCGCCGCTCTCAACCCAAGTCTCGCCAAGAATGGTATTCTTGAAGGCCCGGATTGCCTCGTCTGAGCCTTGCGCCGCTTCCCATGCCCGCACGATCCGCTCCCAGCTTAGCCAGCCGATCGGCGAATAAAGCGCCGAGAGGTGGTATCCGACGGTGCCGGGATCGGCGGCGACAGCGGTTGCCCGCCATTCGCCTGCTTCCAGTATCGCCGTCTTGTGGTGTTCCGCGATGGGCCGGTCGCAGCCCTCGCAGTGGTATTCGGCCGTCTCGGGCCGCCCTTTCTCCCAGCGCAGCCGCTCGAACTTCAGCCATTGGAACTGGCGGCAATGCGGGCACGGCACAAAAAACCGCCGCTGGTCGGAAGCCTCAAACTCCCGCTCGATGCGCGACAGCCCCCGAATTGTCGGCGTCGAGACCAGGAACACCTTGCGCCGGTGCGCGAAGGTCAATGACCGTGCTTCGGCAAGGCTGACCGGATCGCCTTCCTCGTCGGCGGATGCCGGATAGGCGTCAACCTCATCCAGAAAGATGTAGCGGGCTGGGGTCGAGCGCAGTCCGACCGCCGAGTTCGCCCCGGTCATGATCAGGATGCCGCCCGCGAATTCCTTCGACAGCATGGTGTTGCCCGCGTCGCGTGACCGTGCCGGTTTGACCCGTTCGCGCAGCGCTGCACTTTCCTCGATCAACGGGTCGATCCGCTGGCGCGAGTTGCGCTTGGCCAGTTCCACGGTCGGCTGCACCGCCAGCATCGGGCCCGGCGCATGATGGATGGCAAAGCCGATCCAGTTGTTCCCGGCCTCTGTTGCACCAACCTGTGCCGCCTTCATGAACACGACGCGCTGGACGGCGGAACTCGGCGACAGCGCATCCATGATTTCGCGCATATAGGGCGTGCGCGAAGTGCGGTAGCGCCCCGGTTCGGCGCTCGCGCGCGACCCCAGCATCCGGTGCACATCAGCCCATTGCGACACCGTCAGATCGGCATCGGGCCTGATGCCCAAGCCCCAGGACCGCAGCAGATCTTCAGCGCCATCGAAGGTCGCCGATCCATCCATGCCGTCAGCGAAGGTCGATGCGGACCTCGGCGAGGCTTTCGAGTTGGGCGCGGACATGGGCTTCCAGAACCTTCTGCATCATCGCGGGCTCCAGCGCTCCGTGATCCGCGACCATCACCCCCAGTTCTGACGCCATCAGTGCCGCCGCCCGCGCGGGCCAGGTCACCCAGGCATCGCGTTCCTCCCGCGCCAGCCGGAACACCAACCCCACCGCGCGATTTCGGTCGATCAACTCGCCCTTCAGCTTGGCGAGCTTCAGCTTGCGCTCCTGCGCCTTCAGCACCTCGTTGGCGGTCTTGGCCTGCAGGAAGGTCGTGCCACCGCCAGTGACAGGTGGCACCAGCCCATTCTCGCGCAGCGTATCGCCCACCGCCGACAGAGCCGTGTCGGGCACCGGTTTCAGCTTGGGTGCCTTTGGTGCGTTTTTTGCCTCGCCACGTTGCTTTGCGGGATCGGTCATCGCGGCCCGCCGCGCGTCCGATGCGATGGCATCAATCGACCCATCGGCGTGCTGAACCAGCCGCCCGGCCTCCTTGGTTTTCTGGATCGCCCCCCGCGACAGGCCGACATGGGTGGCATACTGACGCTCGCTCATGCCTTCCATTGAACGCTCCGATTATCATTCAAAACCATCGGCTTATTGAGTTGATAAGCCTCCCGGTCAGCTTGCAGTTACCCACAAGTGCCAAGAGGTGATGTTGCGATGCGGGCTCCTTCGACGAGATCTGCGAGGCGGGAGAAGCCTCGCCAGATGACAGTCGTGCCCGGTGGCGGATCGGACGCGCGGTCGA